TTAATACGCTAATTGGAGTATTTATATAATCTTCTTCAGCGTTTTCTTTCCAATAGTTTAAGTTTTTATCTATACTCATTTTCCTTGTGTTAAATTGTTTATATCCTCTTCTAATTTCTCACTAACTTTCTTGTAGTGGTCACGTTCTTCTTTTAGATACTGAATGCGACTGTTTTTAAATCCAATCATTAACGCAAGTCCTGCGATAACGAATAAAAATGCGATGTTGATTTCCATAATTTAAAGTATTTCAAGTGATTTATAAATGTCTGAAATATAGATAGTTTTTTTACCTACTTTTAAAGTTGTTACATAGACTTTCTCGCATCGTAAAATTCCAAATGTAGTCGCAATTCCTTCAATCGTTTCACCGCTTGTTTTTATGATTCTAACTAAGTCACCTTTTTGACAAGGTTTTCCAAATTCAAGCAATTCTTTGATTGCTGTTTTTAAATAGATTTTGCAATTCTCTAAGTTTTCAAGTGATTGCTTGTAGTTTCTTTCTACTGTTTCTTTAGTCATTTCCATTTATTGTGTTTTAAATTGTTACTTAAAAAACCCCTCGGAATAGTTGCCGATTCTACTCGGAGGGGTTGGCATCTCTCAGGTACCTTGTTTAATTTCTTTGAGCAAATCTACTTCCTTTATTCCGTTAATTTTTTACTATTGTGATGAACGGTAAATATCAAATATGAGTGGTTTATTGCTCTACAAACTCATTCTGCAACCATTGAACGAATGCTCGTTGAATGTTTACTTGTTGGCTTTGTGCTTCTAATTCAGCATCTCTAATGATCGTGTTATCAACTTTGCGTACTTCGTCAATAAACAGATTTCCGTATTTCTTGGATAGCTGAAATAGTTTAACATCTTCCATTAAGTCAGCGAGTACTGGCAAAATTCCAACTACTGCAATTAGCTTTTCGTTGGGTGTAAGTTTTCTCATAGTATCTCGATTTGTGTTGAAGTAACTGATAATTCTTGTTGATTGTGAAAAATAGTGTAATAGTTTAAATGTTCACTAATTATCGGGCATTTTTCATTTTGAAATATACAAATTCTAGCAGGAATTGCCTCTTTCATTACGTACTTTTTAACCTTGTAAGTTTGCGCCACGTCATACGCTTCAGCTATGCCACCATTTACCACGATAAACAAATCAGGTTTTTCGGCGTGTTGTAGTTTTAAAATCGTTCGTTTCATATTTTGGATTTAATAATTTGATATTTTACTCCGTTGATTTCTTCAATTCGTGTTTCTTGAAATTCTACATTTCCCGTAACTCCTAAAAAATCAATGTCGCAATCTGTTTTAGCATTGCAAACAACCTCTTTAACGTGATTCATAACACTACCTAAAAAGTTGGTGTTTTCCGTAATCATTAAAGTAATTGTTATTTTCGTGTTTTTCATAAGCTCAACTCTTCCCCAGTTAGTGCAAAGTAAAGGTTTTGTAATTGGTTGACGTGTTTGATATAAGATATTGGATATCCAACTTTTAATAAAGGTTTTAAAATATCATCACCTATCTTTGCCCAAACAATAAATTCATTATTAGTGTCTTCAATATCTAATATTAAACCTTTATTGAAAACTCTATAATATTCTCCATATTCTCCGTGTTTCTCAAACCCAAACTTCAACAACCAATCTTCTGTTAATTCAATTGGTTTAAAATTCTTATTTCCGTTGTGAATAAGTCTTATGTATTCATACGTAATTTGCATTGTTACAATTTCCCTTTCGGTTTCGTAATCAATGTAATTCCCAATCCTTAATTCTGATGCTGTCATATTGTTTAATTTTCCTCAAATTTAACTACTTATAACTTTGGTTTTCTGCAATTGTGATGAACGGTAAAATAGCTTTATGAACGGTAAATGCATAAAAAAGCCCCAAATTTCTTTGAGGCTTCTTAACAGTTAACACAATATGGAGTGCGCAAATATACAATCAATCTTTTAAATCTTCAATTTGTTCTTTACTTCTTTTCGTGAATTCTAAAAATGATTTCCAAACGTCTTTACCTGTAACGCTTTCATAACTTTCATTTATAGATTTCAATTCAGTAGCAACGCAAAAGAAAGTAAACATTTTAGTAAGTATCAAATCTATTGCTATAAAATGCCCTAAAATATCGCTCACAACGTACTTTTCAAGAAAGAATATAAATACTATTGCACCACTATATAAAAGACTCTTAGAAATCGTATGCGATAATCTTCTACTTCTAATCTTATTGCCTTTTTTCCAACTTCGCCAAATACCAAAAACAGTATCTAAAATAATTGCAAAAACTGCGATTAAAACCATTGGTTTAATTGGTGCTAAAATAGAAAAGAACGATAGTAGGAATATTGATAATTTTGTTTTCATTAATTAGTGTTGTTGGACTCCAAAGTTAAATAAAATTCGATTCTCTCGCTTTCAGATTCAAAAAAATAAAATTTTTCACCGTCACAATGACTTCCAAAATTTGTATCTGGTTTAGTTTCAGGAGTCAATACTCCATCAACTTCAATTGCATTTACTTTTATCATAATTTTTCGATTGTTATCTGTGTTCCTTGATCGTAAATGGTAGCCGTTCCGCTTGTGGTTTTAGCGAAAATAAATTGAACAACTCCACTTGTTGCGCCTATTGTTATAGTACCATTGATATTAACGATAGATTCACCATTTACTCTACAAAAATTACCAGTGCTTAAAGTATTTGAAGTTGTGAAAATTTCAGTTATTGAATTGTCAAATGTTGAACCACGGTCTAATCCTTTTAACTTCATAGTCGCACCCGTTGGAATAATAATTCCTAATTTCATCCCCGTTGTTGTATTTGAACCAACTCCGATAGTTCCGTTAATCTTATACTTCCCTGTTGTAAGGGTTGTCGTTACTAAATCAATGATGCTAACTGCTGTTGTGCTTGGAGTTGTTTGGTCACCTGTTACATAGATTTCCTCCATTTCTAAACCTGCCATAATTTCAGCCTTTGTAAATGCTAATATAGCTTTCACTTCACTTGCATTTAATCCTTTTATATCCGCACCTCCACCACTTTCTCTACCAAGAATTTCATTCGTTCCAATTGTAACTGCTGTTGGTGAACCAGTTCCACTTTGTTGCGCAAGAATAGAATGAGCTGGGGTGTAATCAGATTTAGAAACTTTACCATTCAATGCAGTATTCAAATCTGTTTGTGAACTTAAAGTTCCTGTAATCGAACCCCAAACTGCGCCACTTGTACTTGCTAAATCTGCTATATCTTGAGTAGTTGTTTTAACAGTTGCACCATCTTGAACAATTGCAACCTCTTCTGTGCCGTCTAATGTTCCACTCGCTGTTAACTCACTTATTTTTATGCTCATTTTCTTCTATTTTCTTTAAAAATAATTCTAACTTTTTGACGTTCTTTTCCTTTGGCTTGTATCGTTTACAAGTGCCACCCTTTAATGTCGTTTGTGTTGATTGTTTCATATTCATTATTTAAAAACCACCCTCCTATATTTACTTGCCTACTTGGGTTGACTCCTTGTTGGTCATCAAATTTGTACTCAGGAAATAAATTCAAATTTAATCCTAAGTACTTAATCATTAACTTTACGTAATTATCAGCAATTGATTTTTCCTTTTGTACTAAAAACTCTATTTCCGATTTACTAACCACCTCGCTGTTTTCTGCTGTGTGCTTATAAACCCCTTTATTACTTATTGTAATTGCGCTAAATGGTAAATATTGAACCATTGCATAGTGAATTAAGATAGGTTTGCAATACTCCATTACCAGGTGCAAGTAATTACCTGTTAGATCATCGTTTTCAATCTTAGTTTGTAAGGTTTCTAATAATTCAGTCCCTAAATAATTCATTAAGTCAATATCTTGAGCAATTGCAATATATTGAATGAATTTATCTGTATCTACGTTTCCATTCATTGTGGTAAATTTCACAACGTCATCACGAGATATTAATAATACTTTTGCCATTTCTTAATTTGTTTTAGGTAAATAACCCCTTGTGGGAGTGTCAATCATTCGCGTACTTACCAAAGGATTATTTTTAACTACATAGCCTAGCTTTTCAGCTTTACGTACTGCTATTTGTGTAGTTTTTTTCTTATCGGTTATATCTATTGCTGTACCCTCAAAAGTAGCGTAAACTTGTTTATTCCATCTGTGGTGGCAATTTGCACCACCTTTATACAGCCAAATGTCGTATGTGTTTGTACCTTTTGGTCCGAATCCAGGATTAACCGCTTGTGAACTCATTAACTCAATATCTTCTTTTCTGTAAACCCTTGAGTTTTTAGCGAGTGCCTGCATACTTTTGCAAAATGGTCTAACTTGGTTGCTTTCCCCACCGTCTTCTCCTGCGTAAACATAACGAGTAATAAACTTAATTCCGTCAATTACTTTGTCTTGTTTACTTCTTATGTTTGGCCTTGGGTCTCCCGTTGAAATCAAGTTGATTATTTGCTTAACTAAACTCAATTCAACTTTAGGCTCTTTACTCAATAACTCATTCTCACTTTCATCTGTGTCATAATCAACTTCAAATTCGTCAATTAGTAACCAATTAGGGTTTACCTCTTCGCCAAACGTACTTAAATCAATTTGTTCACTCAATTCCGTTCCTGTTTTTTCAGCAACTTGTTCTGCTGTTTGCGTGTTTTCCAAATCAACAAACTCCAAAGGCTGCAACGTTTTAAAATATAGCTTTAAACTAATATTATTGAACGCTAATAATTGGTCGAATGCTTCAATGAATAGTTCTTGAATAGGTCTAATAACCATATTATCGAATAAGATTGTAGCATTCTTTAATTCATCTGCATTTGAACTAAAACCGCTACTTTTAGCAACTCCAAAAATTAAACCGCTTACTACTTTGTGTGATAACAAAATCTTTTCAGTACATTCAGTTGCTAAATATGTATAATGTTCTGGAGCATCATTCAAAGGAATATCAGTAACCTCTGTTTTCAATTCCTTATCTCCACTAAAAGAAACAATTACTTTCTGTCCTTTACTGCCTGTTAACTTTTCTTGTATTTGACGGCTTCTAATTCTTTGTTGATCCTCTGTATAATCTCCAATAATATTTACAACCTTAGTACCGCTAAAACCATTCTGAACATCATTAATCAAATACTCTGCAATTTCTTCTTCTAAAGTCGCATAAGGCAACCCACCTTGATACATTGGATAGGCAAAGTATTTCATTCCAACTGAATAAGGCTTAACAAATAAGATTTCTATTTTCTCCCTTGACTTACCAAATGCAGGAATAGGCTTTGCTGGAAATTCACGTAAATTTTCCCAATTATCAGAATAAAAGTAGTTATTGATTTCTCCGTCTTTATCGCATTTCTCAGGTGCTAAAAGTTGAACAGGAATGTGCATTGCTTTAATTATCTTATCGTGCTTATCGTTGTAATGCACTTGCAACGCAAATTGACCTAACATATAACCGTCACTTACAACTCTTCTTACATCTGTTTTAGAAAGCATAGCCATTAATTGCGCGTATTCATTTGGCTTTCTTGACGCATCTAATGCACTTAAACCACGTCCATAAATCAAATGTGTTATTGCATTGATTACGGCATTGTTAGTGGTTGAATTTTTGTAGCGTTCAATTAAAAAACGATAGTAAGAATTATTATCGCCGAAAGTTACGTATTCTTTTTGTCGGGATTCAACAACTCGGGGTGCTTCGTATTCTGCTAAATTCAGTATAAATTCACTCATATTGTGATAAATGTATTAGGTGTAAATCTTTGCGTAAATGGACTTGTATTTCCATCTGTGCAAAATAGCTTATCGTAACAAATCAAATCGCCCTCGCTTAGTGCTTCAATCTTATAAAACGTTTGGTCTATTAAATTCAAATCAATAGTAATTTCAAAATAATATCCTTTGTCTAAAATCTCAAAATCTGTATAATCTACGCTTGTATTTTCAGTTTCATTTGTCAATCGTATGGTATCAATCCCATTCGTTAACATAAGTCTTAAAATCTGTGGTTGCGTTGTTGTTACTACTTGCATAATAGTATAATTAAAAAAGTAAAATTTGTTGCAAAAAAAAGGCTCTACCTAAGTAAAGCCCTTTTGTATGGAGAGATAGAAACTAAGCCTCTACTATTGTAGCACCATCGAAAACCGTCGTTGCTAATTCTGCTTCTGTTGTGCAAACAAGGAAATTTGAAGGGATTCTTTCGTTCGCTGTTAACGTGAAATTGTAACCATTGAAATCGCCCATTTGCGTACCATTAACAATACTTCCTGCTGTCATTTTAGCACCGTACTCCAATCCCATCATAAAGTATTGATTGTTTCGGTTTCTAACCACTACGCTTGGGCGTCCGTATGCCATTAACTTAAAGTTTTTGTGCATCGTTGGATCTTGTTTTTTCAATTGTGCCGTTAACACTTGAGCAACAAAATTAGTACCATTGTCTGCGCTAGGTGTTTGCGTTTGGTCGAACAAGTTAACTCCGTTCAATTCGTACTTGAATAATTGTGTAACATTCGAAATTACATCAATTGAATCAGTATTTGTAGCATTGTAATCTACATCTGTTGGGAAAGTGTAAGTACCACGATTTACGAAATAGATAGCATCAATACCACCTATTGAATCGTAGCAAACTTCACCTCTACCATTTGTTATTAAACAACTCATATTTTTATGTATTAAAAAAGGTGGCGTTTATTGCACCACCTTTTAGATTATTAACTTATTTAATTACTATCCTCCGTAAAGAACACCTTTAGTTGCTTGACCTACGTTAGCTGCCAAAGTGTAAATTGTTCTTACAAATTGAACATCACCATCGTTAACCAATTTGCCAATCTCGAAACGGTTTACATCGTCTAATAAATCAGTATTCCAACTTACTGCTGCTTTACGTTGTGCGTATGCCATTAAGTTGTTTGGTGCAGGAACGAAAATCAACTCTACTCCGTTGTAATAAACTTTAGATGTCGCAAAATCATTTCCAGAGATTTGGAAGTTGATTTGTTGAGCTGCACCTACTGCGTTGTTTGCGTTGTAACATAATTGTTTCCAAGCTCTAGGGCAATATATAACCGTTGGTGAAACTGTATCCAACAAATTCTCTGAAGGGATAGCAAGGTAAATCTTAGCCATTTCCGCTGCAATGTTGCTTGCTGTTACTGAACTTGCTCCAGTTACTTTTATATAACCACCTAATGCAGCGTTATCATAAAGAACTTTTGCGAAAACTCCGTCAACTAAACCTGCTGTTAATGATGCTACTGCTGTTTGTGTAGCCGCTGTGATTGACCCTTGACCTGCTCCTGGTGTTAATGCAGCAATTGCCGTTTTTGTAGCTGCTGTAATTCCACCCCAAAAAATGTTTTCAGCATCTTGAGAAACGCTAGGTGCGTATTGTGCCAAAACTGTACTTGCAAACTCACTTGATTCAATATTCCAAGCACCAGGATTCATTGAACGTCCGAAACGCCCTGCTCTTAACGCTTCTTGTAAGAACGTTTGCTTGTACTCCAATTTAGTTGGTGTAATTGTACGGTCTGTAATGTTCATTGAACCGCTTGAACTCAAAGCACTACCAGTGTATAATTGCGCTGTTACATCTACCCCTGCTTCAGTGAAGATTGTACCTGCTTTAATGTCTGTATTGAAAGTAACATAACCATCAGCGATAGTTTTGTTAGCAAACAATACCTCTTCGAGAATCGGCTCAACTGCCTTCCCTCTAATGTCTACCGACGTGTACGAAATTGCCATTTTTTATTTGTTTTTATTTTGTTTATAATGTTTAAAATCTTCTAGCAAAAAGTCTATTTGTTCTTTTGTTAATTTTCCTTTGCAATAGGTTTCGATTTTCTTGTTACCTAATGCCTTTTCAAATTCAGCGTAATTAACGCCTTTGTCGAAAGGATTTACAAAACTATCCATTCATTCTTTTTTTAATAGTTCTGTATCTTTCAAGTGGTGGCAACTCTTCTAAGTTAACCACAACTTTAGGTTCGGGATTGAAAGTGATAGGAGTTACAACCTCTGAAAGTTTAACCTCTGTTTCTGCTAACTTCGCTTTTAAAGATTCGTTTTCAGCTTTCAATGCTTCAAATTCTTCTGCTGAAAAATGCATTTCTCTAGATGTTGTTTCAACTACTTTTTTCGCTGTTGGTTGTGGTGCAATTGGTGCTTCTGTACTTGCAACAACTTCTTCTTCAACAACAACTTCTTCTTCAACTTCGCGTTCTCTAATTTCTGAAATGATACCTTCCATTGTAACGATCAACATACGTCCGTCCTCTAATTCGTATTCACCAACTGGCAAAGGAATTCTTTGGTCTTCTGTAACAATCATTACTTCCATTTCAGGTTCAAAGCTATCCGCCTCGATTATAGTAACTCCGTCTGTAAGTTTCATTTGCTCTAATTTCACTTCCATTCCTAAAAGTGCCATTACCTTGCGAAGTATCGTTTTTTCTTTCTTCATAACTTGATAATTAAATTATTTGTTTTTTGTGACGTTTTTATCCTTTTACTTGTACTACTTTAACCGCTTGAAGTGTTGCAATACCTTGTGCAATCTCTTTTGAACGTGCTGTTAATTTATCAAACATTTTCTCACTTTCAGGACTTATTGGTAAACCTAAATCCTTAGTGTTTCTAATTAAAGTATTAACCAAATTCAATGCTTTTTGATTATCTGCACTTGCAACTCCTAAGGCGTCAATTGCTTCTTTTTGCTTTGCCATTATGATATTCACTTTTCCATTTGCTGACTTCAAAGAATTATCTGCACTTGTAGTCATTTTCATTGCGTCTTGCAACAACCCCAACTCCACCTCGTGGCTTTCTAATTCAACTCTGTTTCTGCGTCTTGCTTCTTGAAACTCTTTTAGTGTAACTTTCATTTTTATAATTGTTTTAATAATTCCTTAATTTGTTCTAATACGCTAATCTCTGAAAGGTTTTGATTATCGCTAAATTTTCCCTCAATTGAAAACCCTTTAATTGCACCGCTTTTTACTTGTTGCCATACTGAATCGTTATTAACTTTCATCATTGCAACCCAAGTGCCTTTAGGGTAATTCAATCCGTATAATGCCGATTTATCAACCTTTGAATCTTCTACAATCCAACTTTCAACAACCGACATATCCTCTAACTTTTCAGTGTGCTGTAATGTAACATTGTTCTGTTTGGATCGCATCAAAAACAATTCGCTTGACTGCTTAATCGTTTCTGCTGAAAATTTAATCCAATACAGATTTTGGCTTTTGTCAATTCGTGGGATTTCTTTATCAGGAACAAGCACCGCACCAATCAAGATTCGCTTATCTTCGTCAATTGTTTTCAATTCAACTTCGTGTTCTGAAAGTGCTATAAAGTTTTCTTCAATTGCTGGCTTTGTAACTACAGAAATAGCGAACACTTCGTCTTCAAAATCTTTTATAAGCATTTCAATAACTTTCTTTTCCATACTCCTATAATTTAAAATGTAGTTTTTTGTAACGTATTTCGTTCAAGGCTTAACGCTGTTGATACTTCACCTGCTGTAATGTATGCTTTAACAGGTTGTTGTTGTAAGGTTGCTAATTGGTTTATCCCGCTGTTACCTACAACGTTAAAAGAGGGTGTAAAAGTTGAACCCGTACCGCTTGAACTAGATGAAGAACCGCCACCACTATTGCCACCTCCAAATTGAGTGCTTGCAATTTTTACAACATTTGCTAAACCCGTAACCCCTGCAATTCCTGCTTCAACAAATTGCGCTCCAGTTGCTAACTTTATAGGGTTTCCACCCGCTGTTAAAGCTCCCGTTACTGCTAAATAAGTATTCGTTAATGCACTTGCTAAATTGAACGCTTTAACTACTTGAAATTGTTTGCGTGCGTTTGCTTCGTCTTTAGCATTGAACGACTGAATTAAATCTCCTATTGCTCCAAATGCACTCGCTGTCATTTGAATTTGTTTATTTCTTAATTCAACTTTTCTGTCGTATTCCTCTTTTTCTAATCGCTTTTTTTCTTCTGCTGTTGCTTTCTCAATTTCTAATTCCTTAGTTCGTGTATCTGAAAGCAATTGAATTGACTCTAAAGCACTTGTTTTTTTAACGTCCTTAAAAGCATCTTCAAAACCTTTTTGTGCATCAAGTCCAACGCTTAAGTATTCTTTAAGGTTTTCGTCGTCCATTTTACGTTGACCTTCGCGACGTTTCATTTCTTCGTCGTTAATTTCGTAAAGTGATTCGCTTTGTTTTTTAGCATTTTCACGGCGCTTTTTATCAATTTCAGCTTTGTTAATATCCAATTGATTTTCCGCATCGAGAATAGCGTTTTTAGTATCTGTAATCGCCGTTTGTGTTTCTTTTAAAAGTTCGTCGTTTACGCCCATTGCGTTTGTTGCTTTCAAAATTCTTTCGTTCAACTGCAACTCTTCTAATAAACTTTTTTGATATGATATTGAATTTTTTAAACGTTTCTCTACTAAAGCATCTGAACTTTTACCTTGTGCTTCGAGTAGTGCAATTTGTCGACCTAGTGCTTTATCTTCTTCGTCGTATGCTTTTTTACGCGCCTCTTTTTGCTTTTCTCTTTTCTCTAATTCTTTATCAATACGTTTCATATTAGCAACGTGCCTTGCTGACATATCGCGTTCGTTTTTAGTATCAATAATATTGAAGTATTCAAGGGCTTTTATAGCGCCGTAAATAACTCCAATCATAGGGAAAAATATTCCTATTAAAATCTTAATTGAAGTTCCTAAATTATCGAAATAATCATACGCTTTAATTATATAATCACTTAATTTTCTAACCGCTTTTGTTACATAATCAAAATTCGCTATTAATGCACCTAATAGAACAATAAAAACTCCAATTCCCGTCGCAATTAAAGCTAATCTAAATAATTTTGTTGCTGTTGTCGCCGTTCCAATTGCTCCTGCAGCCGTTGAACTTGACGCTGCTAAACCAACTTTTGCTACTGAATCAGCTTCGGTAACTGCTACATTTGTCGCTGTTTCTTTGTTTGAAATACCCATAACAAAGTTATAAGCAGAAGTAAACAACGTTGTATTTTTAACAA